GGTTCAGCATGGTGATATAACTTCTATGTCAATCCATGCTAATAAGCTTATTCAACGAGGCTCTGATGTTATCCATGGAATGATTCGAGAGGTCAGTCTGGTTATTGCTGGTGCCAATCCTGGAGCCTTAATCGATCCTCTTAGTATTGCACACAGTGATGGTACTTATACAGATGTAGATGATGAGGCTATCATTTATACTGATGATGAATTTATTTTGCATAGTGATGAAGATGACGATAATGACGACGATGATAAGGATGATGCTAAAGTGGCAAAAGATGATAATTCCGATAACGAAGAGACGATACAAGATATTCTCGATACAATGAATGAGAAGCAACGTAAGGTTGTAGAGTATCTCGTTGGTCAAGCTTTATCTCAAGGACAATCCGGTGGTGAAGCTAAGCATTCTGATTCAGACTCAGATTCAGATGAGACTATTTCAGATGTTTTGGATTCTATGAATTCTAAGCAACGTAAAGTTGTAGAATTCCTAGTTGGTTCCGCTCTTAGTGAAAATGGCGGCAGTGTAGAACATGATGATATGGAGGATGATATGAAGCACAACGCTTTTGAAGATCAGTACGACGGTTTAGACGACGGATATGCTGAGCTTTCTCATGACGAAATTAAGTCGATTATTACTGAGGCTCGTAACAGTTCTAATGGTTCTTTGAAGAACGCGTTCTTAGAGCATTCTATTGAGAACCTTGAGGTTCTTTATCCTGAAGCAAAGCTTGTTGGTAAGAACCCTGAGCTCGTGTCTCGAAACATGGAGTGGGTTGATAAGGTTTGGGGAGCTCTTCGTAAGACCCCGTTTGCTCGGGTTCGTTCAGTAGCTGCTAATATTACTGAGTATGAGGCTCGTGCTCGTGGTTACATCAAGGGGAACCAGAAGATTGAGGAAGTTCTCAATCTGTTCTCTCGTTCGACCACCCCTCAGACTGTATACAAGCTTCAGAAGCTTGATCGTGATGATGTTGTAGACATTACTGATCTTGACATCGTAGCTTGGATGAAGCAAGAGATGCGTCTCATGCTTAATGAGGAAATTGTTCGAGCAGTTCTGGTTGGTGACGATCGTCCTTCTAGCGATCCTTCTTACATTGATCCTGAGCACATTCGCCCGATTTACAAGGATAATGACGTATACACCATCCATGAGACTGTTAATATTCCAGCAGCTGCTACTTTTAACCAGATCGCAGATGCTATTATCGAGACTTCGGTTCTTTCTCGTAAGAATTACATGGGTTCTGGTCAACCTACTATGTATGCATCAACCGATATTATTACTCGTATGCTACTTTCCAAGGACACTCTTGGACATCGTATGTATCGTAGTGAGGCTGAGCTCGCGGCTGCTCTCCGCGTTAAGGAAATTGTTGAGATTCCTATCTTCGATGGCATTACTCGTGTTGCTCAGGTTACCACTGAGGAAGATGGTCGAACGATTACCACTAACGAGGATCGTAAGCTGCTAGCAATTATTGTCAATCTTAACGATTATTCTCTTGGTGCCGATAAGGGTGGCGCTGTAAACCTGTTCGATAACTTCGATCTCAACTTTAACAAGTATGAGTATCTGATCGAGACTCGTTGCTCTGGCGCTCTTATTCGTCCGTATAGCGCAATTGCTATTGAGACGACTAGCGATCTTCCGTTCACCTTTGGTACTATTAGTGGTATGTATAAGGATCGCAAGGACAAGGGTGCTACCGGCGACACTGGTGTTACTGGTTAATCAAAATGAAAAGAGATAACGCATGGCCCGATTTTATGGATTAGTTGGTTTTTCAACAACAATAGAAACTCGTCCTGGTATATTTGCTGAATCTTATATAGAGCGACCTTATAAAGGCGACGTTGTTCGAAAAAATAGAAGATGGGAAAATACTGAATATTTAAACGATGATGTTATTATTAATAATGACATTAGTATTATCGCTGACTCTTTTGCTAATTCTAATTTCGGGACCATGCGTTATGTCAAATGGATGTCTCAAACATTTGAGATAGTATCGGCTACAATTGATGTAGAGAGACATCGAATAGTTTTGAGTTTAGGAGGCATATTCAATGTCCCCGACAATGGTTAGAGATCAGAGAGAGTCATTCCATAATATACTTATGAGTATAGATGGAGTTAAGCATGTTTATTTTCAGCCTCCTCAATCTAAGGAATTGAAATACCCTTGTATAATATATAATATGGATAGTATCGATTCAAAGCATGCAGATAATAAAAGATACCTAAGTAGTGTCAAATTTTCGGTAATGCTTATAGATTTTGATCCAGAAAGTGAAATACAAAAATCCATTTTAGATTTACAAGGCTGTACAGTAGACTTCAATAGATTTTTTACTTCTGATAATTTAAACCATTGGACGTATGATGTCTATTACTCCAAACAAATGTGGTAATTTTATCAGTTTTATACAAATGAGGAGTAGTGATTATGGATTCGGAATACCTTTTGGATCATAGAGGTATCTTCGTAATGAGTAGCGGATATGATCCATTACTTTTAGGAGGTCCTGAAATGCCTAAATTAGTATGGGATGCTGTAGGTGAGCATTTCTTTGAGACTGGCGTAGACCATTGTGTTTTGTATCCAGTGAGTAGTGAGGGAACTTATCCAAATGGCGTTGCTTGGAACGGAATTACTTCTATTTCCGAGTCCCCTTCTGGCGCTGACGCTAATAAGCAATGGGCTGATAACCTTAATTATTTGACTCTTTATGGTGCCGAGGAATTTGGAGCTACTATCGAGGCATTTACTTATCCTGAGGAGTTTGAAGCTTGTGATGGCTCAGCAAGGCTTGTGAAAGGCGTTACTATTGGTCAGCAGGCTCGTACCGGTTTCGGTTTGTGTTATCGTACTAAGGTCGGTAATGATGTTTCTGGTCAGGATCTAGGATATAAGATCCATCTTGTATATGGTTGCCGTGCCGCGCCTTCCGACCGAAGCTATGAGACTATCAACGATTCGCCAGAGGCTATTAATTTCTCTTGGGAAATTACTACCACCCCAGTTCCGGTTAAGGATCACAACCCAACAGCCTGCTTGACTATTGATTCTAGAGACTTCACCTCAGAAGCAGAAGTGCAAAAGCTTAACGATTTTCTGGATATTTTATATGGAAAAGATGGTACTAGTGGTAATGATGCCAACGCTAGGCTTCCTTTGCCTGATGAGGTAAAGCTTAAACTTACTTAAATAATTTTTATTAGGGAAGTTAGGTATTGTACAATTTATATAAAAGTCGGCTTAATAATTTCGGAGTGCATTAAGTTGTAATATGTATGATATCTAACTTGCAAGTTGGAGCGGGCGGGTGACTTGCTTTTATTAAAATTAATAGAAAGTTAGAAAAGATGCTAGTTAATTTAACTCCACATACAATTAATTTCTACAATGATAAAAATGAACTTATTTAATGCCCCTGTGGCGGAATGGCAGACGCAGCAGACTTAAAATCTGATGTCGAAAGACGTGAGGGTTCGAATCCCTCCAGGGGCACCTATTATATTAATGAAACAGAAAGGCATATACATATGAAAGCTATTTCTGATTGGCTAAAAAATCATAAAGATTCTAAAGTAAAAATAGAGATTACATTTATTGAAGAAACTTATGAAGTATCAAGTAGTGTAGTTATATCTATGACATTCCAAGCAATTACGGAATGGGATAAAGATGATTCTTATTTACATATATCTAAAACACCTGTTGTAACTAAGTTCAAAGCATTAAAGCAACTTACTGATGAAGATTTGTATGATGTTTTAGAAAATTTATACAATAAAGGATTAGCAAGTATAGCTGATATGAAGAAAACAATCAGTGGTTACACAAGTATGATAAATTTACTATGACTTCATGGACGCCTATTATATTTTAAAAGTTTAAGAAAAAGGGAAGGTTGAAATGACCGGTCGACAACTAATAACGGCTAGTAAACAGATAATTGATACAATTCAAAATCATCATCTTGAAGATTTTGATATTTGTTGTGTCGATACATTGCCTAGTTTAGAAACTTTTTTAGAATTTGAATTTGAAATTAGTGATATTGAACTTCCTTATCCAAAATACAAAGATGCTTGGCTTGATAGACCAGCTCATATTTATAAGCACAAATTTATTAAAATTGATGACGAAGGTAACGTCGAATGCTGTGATAGAGAATTTGATACCAGCAAGTAAATAATTAATTGATATTTATGTGGGAGACTTAAAATGATTATCACATTAACATTAACCGATACCGAAATAAAAGCATTAGAACAATTCGATAGCTCCATTATGTTTGCATATCCAGAAATACAATCAATTTTAAGAAAAGTTTATGAAAGTTCTGAACAAGAAAAGAAGTTTATACAAAACCCGTTTTATTACTCTATAGAATAATGTTATTTTAATAAAGGAATCATTATGATAAATGATGATATAAAAGTTAAGAATGGTAAATATGTTTGCACGATATATTTTCACCGAAGTATGATTTTGGTACCGGTGAGTGCATTAGAAAATTTTTTGTTTCTAAAATCGTATATAGAATTTATCGAATATGATATGTGGTGGGACTATGAAAATAGTTGTTATAGCTTAAAATTGGCTGGAAAATCTCTCACAAATATTCTACGTACTAGATTTGAAATAATTAACTATTTTATAAAAACTTCATAGAAAGCGCATAAGCAATGCTGGTTTTCGAAATTTTTGGTATTATCTTCAAATCTATATCTATTGCATTTGGAGTATTATCTATATCCATGCTTATAGTCTTTTTAATAGCTCAAATTGGTATTTTAGGAATTAATACAAGACATAAATATTTTCGGCACTTTGTTTGGTTAATGCTAAGTTCGATGATCATATTTTTGATATCATACCCAATTGCTACAATATTTGGATGGTGAATATGAAAGAAAAAATAAATAATTGGTGGATAAGAAATAAAAACTCGGACTGGATGTACGCTTTTTTATTGACTTGCTTTTTATTTACTTGCTTTTTAGCAATGATTGGTATTGTGATTATACTAAATATTCTTTGTAGCATAAATATTGGCCTATCTGCAGTTAGTCTGTTCGCATTAATGTTTCTTGGATTTCTATTTTTGTTAAAGTGTTAAAGAAAGGATAAATCGTGAAAGCTATTTCTTATTGTCTAAAAATTATAAAGATTCTAAAATAAAAATAGAAATTTCGTTCCTTGAATAAACTCGTGATGGACCAAGATATCTTATATTCTGACGGAATGACAATATGTCAATGTAGTTCATGCCAGACTAGTGTGTACGATAGTGATAATTATTGTCGAAGATGCGGATCCAAATTTGTTAATAAAATATCTATTAAAAGTGATGAATTTTATAAACTATTAAGCTAAAAATATATTTTGTAGATGTGACTATTTGATTACAAAAACAAAAGAATAGGAGTAGAAAATGTTAGTTAGATACGATAAGGTAACCCCTTCCCCAGACGGATTGCTTGATGCTTTTGTTACTTATTTCAATGAAAACATAGCCGACTATGACGTACCGAAAATTTCAAAATCAGAAGTATATATAGTATGGTTTTGCTATATAGTCGGTAATGCTAAAGCTTTGATTTCAACAACCCGTCAAGATCACAAATATTATGAAGTAACTTATCATTTGGATAAGAAACAACTTCATATTGATTCCTATTTGAAAGTGAAGCATGATTCTATAGATATAGATCATGTTTAATATATTTTATTATTTATAAAAAACAGAAAGGATTACAACAATGATTAAGTGGCCTATTACATTTACTGACTACGACGACAATGAGATCACTGAGGATTTCTATTTCAATCTTAATAAGGCTGAGCTAACTCAGATGCAATTTGATGTTAATGGAGCCTATAGCAGCTTTATTGAGCGTATCTCTAATGAGCGAGATCTAAAGGCTTTGGGTCAAGAATTTAGGAAGATTATTCTTATGTCTTACGGAAAGAAGTCTGACGATGGTCGTTTGTTTAGAAAGAGCGAACAGATGCGAGAAGACTTTGAGCAAAGTGAAGCCTATGTAACTCTATACATGGAGCTTCTTTCTGATGGAGAGAAGGCAGCTAAGTTCGTTAAGGGCATTCTCCCGAAGGATTTGCAGGGACAGGCTCAAATGGCAGTAGTTAGCTAAGGTGTGAGTATGGAATGCTTCATATGAAAATAGAAGGAAGCGAATTTTTCAACGAGGATACTCAAGAATTTATACAAGTTAAATCTAGAGATATCATCATGGAGCATTCCTTGCTTTCCGTTTCAAAATGGGAAGCTAAATGGAAGAAACCATTCTTAACTTATGATGATAAAACTCAAGAAGAGTATCTTAGTTATTTTGAATGCATGACTATAACACCTAACGTAGATCCTTTATTATATAGATGTCTTACTATAAAACAAA